AGGCTCAATGGTGTAGCCGACATATTCGCCTCTGGTCGGGTATGGGCACCAGCGACGCGCTGGGCCGAGGAAGTGATCGATGAAGTGGCAGAATTTCCCGCTGGTAGCCATGATGACTATGTCGATACGGTGTCTATGGCCCTACATAGGTTCCGTCGTGGAGGTTATGTAACTACTAACCTAGACGAACCGGACGAAATCCAGTATTTCAGGTCAAACCGTAATCAGGGGTATTATTAATGGACATCGACAAAGCCCTCAACCAAGCGCCGCTTGGCCTTTCACCTGAAGATATGATGGGCCAAGAGCCTGATATCGAGATTGAGATCGAAGATCCTGAAGAGGTGACGATCCGCGCTGGTGACATGGAGATCGAGATCGACCCCGATGCAGAGGAAGACGACGAGTTCAACGAGAACTTGGCCGAAACCCTTGATGAAGGTCAGCTTACGCAGCTTGCGGGCGACCTTCTCGGTGAATTTGAGGAAGACCTGTCGAGCCGCAAGGACTGGATACAGACCTACGTCGATGGTCTCGAATTGCTTGGTATGAAGGTCGAAGACCGGACTGAGCCTTGGCCGGGTGCCTGCGGCGTCTACCACCCGCTCCTCTCCGAAGCTTTGGTTAAGTTCCAAGCTGAGACCATGATGGAGACATTTCCTGCCGCTGGCCCAGTGCGCACGGAAATCATCGGTAAAGAGACTAACGAGAAGCGCGATGCTGCTCGGCGTGTCCAAGATGATATGAATTACCAGTTGACCGATGTGATGGTCGAGTATCGCCCTGAGCACGAGCGCATGTTGTGGGGGTTGGGCCTCGCAGGAAACGCGTTCAAGAAGGTGTATTTCGATCCATCACTCGGTCGTCAGGCGTCAATGTATCTCCCGGCAGAAGATGTCGTGGTACCTTATGGCGCGTCCAGTTTGGAAGTCGCTGGACGTGTCACCCATGTGATGCGGAAGACCCCGAACGAGCTTAAGAAGCTCCAAGCGTCGGGCTTTTACCGTGATGTCGATCTACCTGAGCCGACCGATACGCTCGATGAGATCGAGAAGGCTATCGCTGAGAAGATGGGCTTCCGAGCCTCTTCCGACGACCGCTATAAGTTGTTGGAAATGCACGTAGATTTGGTCCTACCGGACGACAAATTTGCTGAAGATGAGGCTGAAGCTGAAATCGCCGTTCCTTACGTCGTGACTATCGACAAATCGACCGAAACAATTCTGTCAATCCGTCGTAACTGGGACCCCGAGGATGACCTTAAAAAGAAACGCAACCATTTCGTACATTACGCGTACGTTCCGGGCTTTGGCTTCTACGCTTTTGGCCTTATTCACCTTGTTGGTGCTTTTGCTAAGTCTGGTACCAGCCTTATTCGGCAGCTTGTTGATGCTGGTACTCTATCTAACCTCCCGGGTGGTTTCAAAACTAAAGGTTTGCGCGTCAAGGGTGATGATACGCCTATCGCCCCTGCTGAATGGCGTGATGTAGACGTCGCTTCAGGCACAATGCGTGATAACATCATGCCATTACCCTACAAGGAGCCAAGCCAAGTACTCTACAGCCTCCTAGGCACCATCGTAGAGGAAGGCCGTCGCTTCGCCTCTGCGGCTGATTTGCAGGTCTCTGACATGTCGGGCCAAGCCCCTGTCGGCACCACACTGGCGATCCTTGAGCGCACGCTCAAGACTATGTCGGCTATTCAGGCACGCATCCACTATTCGATGAAGCAGGAGTTCAAGCTCCTCAAAGTTATCATCGCGGATTATACGCCGGAAGAATATAGTTACGAGCCGGAAGAAGGTAGCCGCAGGGCCAAGAAATCTGACTATGACATGGTCACGGTCATCCCTGTCAGCGACCCTAATGCTGCGACGATGGCACAGAAAATTGTGCAATATCAAGCAGTTCTGCAACTCGCACAAGGCGCACCGCAGCTTTACGATATGCCGTACCTGCATCGCCAGATGCTTGAGGTGCTCGGGATCAAGAACGCCGAGAAGCTCGTACCGCTCAAGGACGGTGACGACATGAAGCCGCGTGATCCTGTGTCTGAGAACATGGACGTCATCAATGGTAAGCCGGTCAAGGCGTTTATCTACCAAGACCATGAAGCACATATTCAGGTGCACATGAACGCGATGCAAGACCCCAAGGTCGCGCAGCTTATGGGTCAGAACCCCAACGCGCAGGCTATGCAGGCTGCCATGCAGGCACATATAGCAGAACACTTGGCCTTCGAGTATCGTCGTCAGGTCGAGGAGCAGGCCGGTGTGCCGCTGCCTCCGCCCAATGCTGAGATGGATGAGAACACAGAGCTTGCTATCTCTCGTCTGGCTGCCGCTGCCTCGTCGCAGTTGCTTCAGAAGAACCAAGCCGAAGCTCAACAGCAGCAGAACCAGCAGATGCAGCAGGACCCAATCGTCCAAATGCAGATGCAGGAGCTTGAGATTAAGAAGGGCGAACTCGACCTCAAGAAGCAGAAGATGCAGATTGACGCCGCTGAGAAAAACGACCGTCTCGAACTTGAGCAGATGCGTATCGAGTCACAAGAAGAGATAGCTGGCCTAAACGTCGGCGCGAAACTTGCCACTTCCAGAAGTCAAATGGAAGCTAAGCAGGAAGAAGCAGGGCTACGTATGGGTATAGAAATTTCCCGTGAAGCCTTGCAAAGTCAACAACCCCCTGTTTCCCCAACTCAGCAACCAAAGGAAAATGAATGAGTAACGATGTCCTAAAACACATTGCCGATAAAATCCAAGAGGAAATCAAAGTCATGGGCGACGACCTTGCTCGTGGCGGTGCTAAGGATCACGGCGATTACAAATATGCCTGCGGGATTATCCGTGGCTTGATGATGGCGACCAGCATCCTCGCGGATACTGCGCAGCGGTTGGAGAACGACGATGACTGATCTCGTTGACCTTACTGGCCGTCCCATCCCTAAAGTGGGCGCTGCCCCCGAGCTTGCTTTTGAAGATCGGGCTAAGCAACTTCCTGAGCCTTCTGGGTATCGCATCCTGTGCGCTATCCCTGAGATCGAGAAGACCACTGAGGGCGGCATCATCAAAGCGGATATTACCCTCCACCACGAGGAACTGCTCGCCACAGTGCTCTATGCCGCAAAGCTCGGTCCGGACTGCTATGCTGACGAGAAACGCTTCCCAAGCGGTCCTTGGTGCAAGGAAGGTGATTTCATTCTTGTGCGTCCACACGCGGGCACACGTATCGTAATTCATGGTCGTCAATTCCGTATCATTAACGATGATGCGGTTGAAGGTATCGTGGAAGACCCTCGCGGGATTTCTCGCGGGTAAAAACGGGCAACCGTACAAAGGAGAAGTAATATGGCAGATGAGCCAAATGATGACTTCCAGTGGGAAGTCGAAGACGAAGCCCCTGTTTCTGAAGATAATAGCCCTGATATCGAGGTCGAAGACGATACTCCCGAGGCAGATCGTGGGCGCGAGCCTATGCCGAAAGAAATCGTCGATGAGTTAGAAGCGGACGAACTGGGGGAATACTCCGAGAAAGTCCGCAATAGCTACAAGCAGATGAAGAAGGTCTGGCACGACGAGCGCCGTGAGAAAGAGCGTGTCATGCGTGAGCAGACAGAGGCTCTTAACGCTGCACAGCGACTTCTCGAAGAGAACCGTAGGTTGAAGAATACGCTAGCACAGGGCGAACAGTCCCTTATGGGTAGCTACAGACAAACTGCGGATTTTGAACTTAGCGAAGCACGCCGTGAGTACCGCGATGCTTACGAAGCTGGTGATACGGAGCGCGTTATTGACGCCCAAGAAAAGCTAAATAAAGCGTCGTATAAGATACAACAGCTTGAAAATTATATACCTACTTTACAGCAGGAATATAACGAGGTAGAGATACCGCAACAGCAGGTGCAAATTCCGACACCTGACCCTAAAACTATGGCGTGGCAAGAGCGCAATACGTGGTGGGGCACAGATACGGAAATGACTGCGTCTGCTCTTGGGCTTCACCAGAAGCTTACAAATGAACGTGGTCCGCAGTTTGTGGGCACCGACGAATATTGGGGCGTAATCGACACAACGATGCGCCGACGCTTCCCTGAATATTTTGGGGAGGAGTCCAAAGCGACCGAAGGCACTGCGAAGGCTCAACGCGCCTCAAAGCCTGCCAATGTAGTCGCACCAGCTTCCCGAAGTACGTCCTCCAAAAAGATTGTACTTAAACAGTCTCAGCTATCAATAGCTAAGAAACTGGGCTTAACCCCCGAGCAATATGCTCGTGAATTTGCGAAGATGGAGCGTTAAAATGGCAGAAACTAGAATAGCACGTGAGCATGAAGATCGTATAAGCACGAAGCGACCTGAGTCGTGGGCACCAGCAGCAGGGCTTCCTGAGCCTGAACGCCAGCCCGGGTACTCGTATAAGTGGATTCGCACTTCTATGATGGAGCAGTCAGACGCCAAAAACGTCTCAGCCAAGTTCCGCGAGGGATGGGAACCGGTACGGATTGAAGAGCAGCCCAAGCTCAGCTTTCTATCCGATCCTAACAGCCGCTTTAAGGACAACATTGAAATGGGCGGGTTGTTGCTTTGCAAAATCCCGACTGAGTTTATGGTTCAACGTAAGCGTTATTACGCTGACAAGAACCGTGCCCAGATCGAGTCTGTAGATAACAACTTCATGAGAGAGAACGACGCTCGTATGCCTCTCTTCCGCGAGAAGAAGTCATCGACGTCATTTGGTAGAGGCAAATAAGCTAGGAGCTTAGAAACATGACGTATCCTTCTGTTGATAGCCCATACGGGCTTATCCCGATCAATTTGATCGGTGGACAGGTGTTTGCGGGTGCCACACGCCAGATTCCTATTGCGACCAATTCTTCAACAGCCATTTTTTATGGTGACGTTGTTCGGTTGGCCGACACGGGTACTTTGGCTAAGGACACCGGCACAACTGCCGCCACGCCAGTCGGCGTGTTCCTTGGTTGCTCGTACACCGATCCGGTGTTCGGGAAAACCTTCCGTCAGTACTACCCCGGTACGACGAACATCTCCGACGTTGTTGCATACGTGCAAGACGATCCGGACGCTCTGTTCAAGTGTGCCGTTGTGACGGCCTTTAACTCGACCACGGTCAGCTATGTAAACCGTACTTCGGTTGGTAACAACGCTGTTCTGGCCCAGAACACAGGCTCGACCATTACTGGCAACTCAAAAGTCGGTATTACTGCCGCAACCAACACTACCTCCACGTGGCCGGTTCGCGTTATTGATGTTGTTCCTGAAACCGCTCTGGCAGGTAACCCCGGTTCTTATACCGAAGTTATCGTCAAGTGGAATCAGGGTATGCACCAGTACCTCAACCCCACTGGCGTATAAGGAGACTGACTAATGGCAATTTCACGCGCACAACTCCTCAAGGAGCTATTGCCCGGTCTGAACGCTTTGTTTGGTCTGGAATACGCACGCTACGGCGAAGAGCACAAAGAGATTTTCGAAACCGAAAGCTCTGAGCGTTCGTTCGAAGAAGAAACGAAGCTGTCGGGTTTCTCCGCTGCTCCGGTCAAGAACGAAGGTTCTGCTATCGCCTATGACAACGCGCAGGAAGTCTTCACTGCTCGCTATAACCACGAAACGATTGCCCTCGGGTTCTCGCTCACGGAAGAAGCGATTGAAGATAACTTATACGACTCTTTGTCGTCGCGTTACACAAAGGCTTTGGCTCGGGCCATGGCGTACACCAAGCAGACTAAGGCTGCTGCAATCCTGAACAATGGCTTCGACTCCGACTATGCCGGTGGCGATGGTCAACCGTTGTTCTCGAACGCTCACCCTCTCGTCTCTGGTGGCACCAACTCGAACATCCCAACCACTGCTGCTGATTTGAATGAAACGTCGCTTGAAGCGGCTGTCATTCAGATTGCTGCGTGGACGGATGAACGTGGCCTGCTCATCGCGGCAAAACCGCGTAAGCTGGTAGTTCCGCCAAGCCTGATGTTTGTTGCAACACGCCTCCTCGAAACCGAACTTCGCGTTTCGACGGCTGACAACGACATCAACGCGATTAAGTCGAATGGCTCGATCCCAGAAGGTTACACCGTTAACCACTTCTTGACCGACACGGATGCGTGGTTCTTGACCACCGACGTGCCAAATGGCCTGAAGCACTTCGTTCGTACGCCTATGCAAAACAGCATGGACGGTGACTTTGATACGGGCAACGTCCGTTACAAGGCTCGCGAGCGTTATAGCTTCGGCTGGTCCGATCCACTCGGCATGTACGGTTCCGAAGGCGCTGCCTAAGGAAACAGGGGGAGGGGAAGTGGGAAACTGCTTCCCCTCTTTTCTTTTAGGTGATATACCTAACGCATCTAGGTGATTAATTCGTACCGACTGCCCTAGCAGACATAGTAGAGACGGTATGAACAAGTGCTACTACACGGAGATTTATAATGGCTAACACAACTTTCAATGGTCCAGTCCGTTCTGAAAACGGCTTCCAGACCGTTTCGATTGACCAATCGACCGGCACTGTAACCACGACCGCCACCTTTGGCGCTGCTACGTCGGTTACTTCTTTAGCTGCTACAGGCAACATCACTGCTGACAGCGCTACTGCGCTTGTCGCTGGC